ACTTACTTCCCAGACAGATGGGTTACTAAATCAAGCAACAACGCAGACGGTTCTGGATCTTTCGGTAGAAAAGCACAGAGAAAAGTAATTGTTGAACAATTAAAATCAGAGATCGACACTAACCAAGCAATCAGAGAAGACCAAAGAGGTTACAACGTGATTGCTGTACCTGGTTATCCAGAGTTAATTTCAAACATGATCAACTTAAACACAGACAGGAACAACACAGCGTTTGTAGTTGGTGACACTCCATTTAGATTAGAGGGTACGTCAACTGCGATACAAAACTGGGCAAACAACTCAGCCGGCGCACTTGACAACGGTGAAGATGGTCTAGTAAGTGCAAGTGAGTACTTGGGTGTGTTTTATCCATCTGGTTTAACAACAGACAATGCAGGTAAATCAATTGTTGTTCCACCATCACACATGATGATGAGAACACTAGCAAACAACGATAACATCGCTTTCCCATGGTTCGCACCATCAGGAACACGAAGAGGTGTCGTTGATAACGCTACATCAGTTGGTTACATAGACACAGCATCAGGAGAGTTCGAAGCAATATCTGTTACGGAGTCAGTGAGAGATTCTATGCATGAAGTTAAAGTGAACCCGATCACTTTCTTCGCAGGAGCAGGAATAGTTAACTTCGGTAACTTAACAAAAACATCAGCAAGTTCGGCTTTAGACAGAATAAATGTTGCGAGATTGGCAGTGTATCTAAGAACACAATTAGATGCAATCGCTAAACCGTTCATCTTTGAACCAAATGACGAATTAACTAGAAACGAGATCAAACAAGCAGTAGAATCGTTCTTGTTAGAACTAGTTGGACAGAGGGGACTATTTGACTTCCTAGTAGTTTGTGATGACACAAACAACACACCTACTAGAATAGACAGAAATGAACTTTATGTAGATATAGCAATTGAACCAGTGAAATCAGTTGAATTCATTTACATACCGTTGAGAATCAAAAACACAGGAGAAATTGCAAAATTAGGAAACTAATTTTCGATAAAGGAGAAAATATATGGCAATATCAACATTATCAAAGTTTACAGTACCTTTAGCAAACGATCAAAGTTCAGCATCACAAGGTTTGTTGATGCCAAAACTTCAGTATCGTTTCAGAGCAATACTTGAAAATTTTGGAGTATCAACACCAAGATCAGAATTAACAAAACAAGTAATAGACATCACAAGACCTAACTTGACTTTTGATAACGTAACACTAGACGTTTACAACTCAAAAGTTTATGTTGCAGGTAAACACACTTGGGAGCCAATTACAATCAACCTAAGAGATGATGTAAACAACTCAGTTACTAAACTAGTTGGTGAACAGATCCAGAAACAGTTTGACTTCTTTGAACAAAGTTCAGCGGCGTCTGGTATCGACTACAAATTCACTGCTAGGATTGAAATGCTAGATGGTGGTAACGGAGCAAGTGCACCAAATGTATTAGAAACATTTGAACTATATGGTGCATATGTTGAGAACGTTAACTACAACACGTTAGCATACGCTACATCAGAACCAGCAACTATCACAATGTCAGTTAGATATGACAATGCTATCCAAACTCCAACAGGAACAGGAATTGGAACAGCAGTGGCTAGAACGATCGGTACTTTAAGTACAGGTGGTGGACAATAATAAAAAATTAAGTTAGCAATTATAACATTAAAAGCGTCTTTATAGGCGCTTTTTTTGTGACTATAAATAACAGTATGCCAAGCATAAACAATTTCCTTAAAGGTTTCCAGGACGGATTACCAGGTATGAAAGACTACCGACACGCATCTAGATTGTACATAGACGACAACTTCAAGTTGATGCCAAAACAGAAATTCTTGTTCCATGTTGTATTCAACACGGACGAGAGTATGTTTCTTGGTGGCAATCAATTAAATTCAGATGAGAGAAAACAACTGAACATGTTGGTAAAAGCCTGTGATCTACCCAAGTACAACCTGAGCTACGAAGAGAAGACACAGTACAACAAAAAGATGTATGCTGGCACAAGGATAGCGTACGAGCCTGTAAACATAACATTCCACGATGACCACGCAGACACCGTTAACGCTTTCTGGAAGAAATACTACGAGTACAACATAGCAGATTCGGTTGGTATGAACACTGACCTGACAATATCAAAAACTAAGGATGACTACTACAACTATGGTGAGAAGGCAAGACCTACTACAAAATTTGGTATGGACACACCTAGGGAGAGAGGAAAGCCATACCTCAGAGGCGTAGAAATATTCGTGCTACACAAAAAACGTTTCACATCAATGACATTGGTCAATCCAGTGATTGGTTCATTCTCACACGACAACCTAGACCAAGCCGACGGGGCGGGTGTTATGGCTAACACAATGCAGATACTATACGAGACAGTGATCTACAAGTCAGGGATAATCAACAAGAACAACGTGCCTGGTTTCGCCACAATAAATTACGACAATTCTCCTAGTCCACTTACGGTATTAGGTGGTGGAACAAATAGTATCTTTGGACCAGGTGGTGTAGTTGACGGCATAGGTTCAGTGATTAGGAATGTTCAGTCAGGTAATATACTGGGTGCTATATTAACTGCGTCAAACACTTACAACAATGCGAAAAAAATCAGAAAGAAAGATGTTAAAGAAGAATTAAAAGGCATAGCCAAAGAAGGTATACTTGAGGTTGGCAAGCAGGCGGGCACTATAACAAACCCTGTTGCACAATTTACAGTTGGTGCGGCAGTGGCAGGTGCAGTAGCACTGACATCAAATAAGTACTTGCCATTAAGCGATAACAAAGCCAACAACACAGTTATAACAAATGCTACTGTAGATAATGTCAACTATCTAGGTGCAGACGAAGGATTCAACCTTGTGTCCAATGATGAAAGCGTCCGAGATGAGATAGCGGCCGGCATCTACTATAAGGACATAGGTTCTCGTAAAGGATTAACGATTGCCGAGTCAAACATAGAATATGAAGCATCATCAGATAGTATTAAAAATGTCTACACTAGTAAGGCAGTAACTGACATTAGAAAATTAGTTACCGAAGGTTACATCAAAATCGAAAGGGGCACATCTGATGTCGAGATTGCAACAGAGAAGGCTACAATATAATGGCTGAATTTTATACAAACTTACCACCTAAAGACAAGGACGAATTACAGAAAACAATAGAAAATCTGACCACGGTGCCTTACGTTACCGATTATCAATTCAATGTTGGAGATTATGACAGCACAATAGCGTTCTTCGTGAAACGTAATTTTTCAAGGACAGCGGCGGAGTCCACAGCCTACGCAATTTTGACACAGGCCAAGATTGACGATATCAAACCACAGCAGATACTAGACCAACTGACATACGCCACGCCGGCTCTGTTGTCTGAACTTATAACCATTATATTAAACGCCAACAGATACAAGTCAAGTAGGTTGGGTGTGAGGAAAACACTGACCACGAAAGAGACGGTATCTAGAAACATCATAGACTAATGTTACCGAGATTTGCTAGGGGCAAGTTCTCTCCCAAAAATCAAGAAAAGTATGTGGGTACAAAAACACCTACCTACAGATCAAGTTGGGAACATTCATTTATGAGGCTGTGTGATGAACACCCCAACGTGTACCAGTGGGCCAGTGAGTCAATCAAAATTCCTTACCGGCATCCGTTCACAGGCAAGTATACAGTGTATGTGCCAGACTTCTTCATAGTGTACCAGGACAAGCAAGGACGCAAACATGCAGAGATGGTTGAAGTAAAACCCATGAGCCAAACAAATATGAGGGACGCAGGCAAGAGCATGGCAAAGAAAAAACAGGTTGTGATCAACATGGCCAAGTGGGAGGCCGCCAACGCATACGCCAAACAGAGAAAGATTAGGTTTCGAGTGGTGTCAGAAGAACAGTTGTTCCACAACGGCAAACGTAAGTAAATACGACAATGACAAAGAAATTGGAAGACATCCTTAATTTACCAAATGTCAAAGAGGCATTCAAAGAGGTAGACAAAAAAGAAAAAGACAAAAAAATAAAAGAATCAAACGGGCAACACCCATCGGCTAAAAACCTAGATCCCCAAACACAGAAGAATCTACAAAAAAGTTATGCTGAATTTGACAAGGTAGCGGCCGCACTGCCACAAGTAAAAGGCCTGGGAGAATTAAGTGACCTTGAGTTAGACAAACTGGCCATAGAAGCAGAAGAAAGTTACAAGAATTTAATGGATTTGGGCATGAATGTTGATTCACGTTATTCTGGACGTATATTCGAGGTTGCTGGAAACTTCCTACGTAACGCCATAGACGCTAAAAGCGGCAAGATCGACAAAAAACTTAAAATGATCGAATTACAACTTAAAAAGCAGAAGTTAGATCAGGGCAATAAAGACGGCGGTCCTGTAGAAGAAAGCGACGGATATGTGATATCTGATCGTAACGAATTAATGAAGAAACTGCTTAAAAAAGACTAAATATTGCATATGAGCACTTTTAAAGACTACCTAACAGAATCTACAAAGTCATATGACTATAAAATTAAGATCGCAGGAGATCCTAAAGACATTGATAAGAATGCTTTAGAAACAGCACTGCAAAAATTTGATCTTGCTAGTATGTCAGCAGGCAAAAGCACACCAATTATGACTTTGCCTTTGGATTTTCCAAGATTAAGCAATGAATCTGTTACTATTTTTGACGTGACTACAAACTATCCAGAGTCACCAAGAGTAATGCATGAGTACCTTTCAGACTTATTGAGGATTCCAATGACACACATGGTTGTCAGAAAACCAGGTGAGCCAACAGAAGAATATCAGGACGACATGCAAGTAGCAAAAAAATCTGAATTAGCAAATAAGATAGCAGACGTAGAAACTAAATTCCAAGAGCATCCAGTAAAAGGTGAAGAGCACTTTGGCGACAAACACAACATGAGTTTACTCAAAGAATTATTGAAAGACAAAGAAGACAGATACGAAATTGCAAAAGGTACAGATGCTGAAACACAAGACGCAATGAGTAAAGAAGAAGTAGGAACACCGAGTCCGTTCTCTAAAATCACAAAAGAGCACCCAATAGAAGGAAAGAAATAGTTATGGAAATGATCGATGTATTAACAAAATTAAAAGAAATAGCAGAATCAAAACCTGAATTGGTAAAAGACGCTGTGGCCAACGTTGAGAGAACAAATCCAAAAGAAGTTACTGAAGGTGGAATGAAAGACTACTTACAC